GTCCAGTTAGATGCATTACCACGAGAAAAGTCAATTCCTACGTTAGCATACATCATTCCCCACAAAGCACCAGCAGCCAAATCAGCAGAAGCAACTGAAGTAGTATCAGGAGATACCAATTTCAAAGTGTACTTCCAACCTGATCCATCAGCAACTGGCTCATTCATGATACGAGCAAGAGTACCAGATTGAGATACCAAAGTGTAAGGGAAAATGAACCATTTGTCAGGAAAAGTAACAGTGAACATAGATCCACCAGTTCCATTTCCTACGCTAGTAACAACAGGACGAACATTGATTTCGTGAGTTTTTACACGATATTCATATTCGTAGCGATCAATTGAACGAGTGTTTCCAACACCTTCAGTCAAGAAAGACAATGGAAATTTCTTTTCCTCACGACCAGCCAAGTGAGTAATGATAGGAGAGATCTCCTCTGGACGTTCCATAAGTGCGTTAACCAACGAGTTAGTGTCGGTCATTTGGGCATCGTTATAGTACGTTTTAAGAACTTGCATTAGAGCCATAGTTATAATTTATTTAAAGTTAATTGTTATATTGCTTAGTTACCCAAACAATGCTTTTAGATCCAGATTATCTGCATCAAATTTCTTTCCTTTTTTATCGTTTGTCTGCATTGACTTTACACGCTCTTCGTTTTGTTTAATTTTTTCTTTCAAACTAACAGCGCTTTCAGTCTTTGCTTTTACGTTAATAATATCTTTTAAGTTAAAGCCTTTATACATCAAATAATCCAAAGCAAGTTTAGCTTCTAGATTAGCTTCTGCATAATCCTTATCTCTACGAGTCTGACCATTATCGCTAATAGGTTCAGAAATGTAATCAAAGAATTTAGCTTTTTCACGATCTGGAATACGGATACCAGCAAACTCACGACCTTCTTGAATTGTACTAGCTACTCCTTCCCAAAATCTTTCATTTTCTTGTTGAGCACGCATTTGTTGCTCTTGTTGTTGACGAACTAAACCTTCACGTTCTTGCTTTTGAATATTAGCAAGATTACGTTGAGCAACTTTAGCTCTATCATACAACTTACCAGAATCTTCATAATCATTAATCATGTCTTTGATAAACTCATCATCATGACCTTTGGTTCTTAAAAATTCAGTAATCATATATTTTTGAGTACGAGAATCTTCTTGCTCTACCTCAATGTTTTCAAAACTTGTTCTTG